TCGTCTAGATTGAGTTGAGAACCCTATCCTAGAGACTGTTGGTTTAGTACCAATATTCCCGGAAAACATATATTTCGTCCTAGTACCTCCTCTCCAACCCGCATAGCACGGAGAGAAAAAGGTAGCATAGGTGGGGATGACGATATTACATGGAGATCCATTCTCCACATCTACGCCATCTGGGTCCCACCCATTCCAAAGTCCCAAACCCTTATCTCGAATAGATGAGAATTTCAGGTTATTACCAGCACCAGGCCCCAAGAAGGCTTCAGTGCGGTGCAAAATGTATCGACGATTTAGTTCGCGAAGAGAAGTGGGAGATTCACCAAAAAAGACATTCATCGTCTGGTCGGCTACCTCGGCACTCTCTGCCATTTGCGGGATTGGATCTGGATTTGTTGGAGCATCAGTAGCCCCTTCCGACGTGCCAGCGATTGCTTCACTGTCTACAATACCTGACTGTGGCGTAAATGCTGCAGCTGGTGTCGGAAAAATGGAAAGCGACTTCATGGCGGTAGAAGACGGCGATCCAAACTTGATGTCTTCACATGCAGACACAAATACGTTGAATTGTATTGGGCTGTCAAGTGATGGTGAAACCAGATTATTCACCACATCAACTTCAATCACACCATTGTATCTTTCAGCACTGTCTGTGGGCAGACGTAGCGTATCAGAAAATAGCTCATCAGTGGTGAGATTGCTTGTACCTAGAAATGGGACGGATTGGCCCCATCCTACAACGACTTCAAAATCATCACATTCCGCAATGTCAATGACTCTGCTGTAGACGGAGTTATATTGGATATCTGATCCATGCGAGTTTGGATCCCACCTAACAAGTAGCTTTCCTTTGTGGAAATTAGACTTGACAATCTGGAATCTGTACTTGAGGCTTCCCTGCCAATTTGTAAACGGGGTAGCTATGTACGACATAGGAGTAGGATGAATTTCATCACCCTCAGTCCTTGATAGATTAGGTGTAACTCTGCAGTTCCAAAGCAGAGTATCAGGGCCTTCTTGGGGACCCATAGTAAATGAAGTAAGATAAGATTCACGTTGAGCGAAACGTGCGATATCCATTTGATCTTCTCCGTCCAACCCGACGGTTCTTGAATCAATTGTCAGCTCCTGCTTGGAGTCTAAAGACAACTTCATAATTGCATCAGCGGCATCTGTATTAGATAAATTGCCTGCTGGTGACGGTTTCTGTTGCACAATGTCAGTGACAATAGGGGGCCTCGAATACCCCCAATGTGCTGCAAGGGTTCCTACACCACTTGCGACCATCTCAGTAGCCCTTGCATAGGGAGCTATAGCTGGGACGTCTTTGAGCTTTCCTGCGGCTCGAGCAACAGCACTGGCTGGTGCTGAAATGATACCTTTCCCATATTCATCCCCTGAATTCAAATTACCTGACTGCGGTGTATAGTTAGCAGCGGTAAGAGTAGTAAGAGACGTAGGCATAGTAAGTACAACATCAGAGGCCCAAGCATAGACTGTAATGTTGACAGGATCATTACCCTCATTGGCGTGTTGGAGATTGCCAAAGGATTTGATCGTCATTTCACCCAATAATGCCCTATCTGCAGATGACAACGAAAGATAATTGTCTTGCCAGAAAAAGGGTAAATCTAACTGTCCTCCCGTGTTATTAGTGGGATTAAGAAAGAAATGGGGTTTTTGTGATGCACCAACTAGATCAGCTTGTAGGAAATTGCGCTGAACAGTTACGTCATCAAAGCCCGAATAAGGATTATAAGAAACAAGAGCACGGCCATAATGAAAGCCAGTGCCAGAAATAACCATTTTGATGTGGAGCTTGCTTCGATATAGCTCATAATTTGCGATCTTCTCGGCGACGCGTGGATCGTTAAGGAAAAGTGACCAGGGGTCGAACTTCTCGAATAAAGGTTGACCGACCGTCCATGAGTAATCGCCAATGCGAGTGGGACGGCTAAGAAAGTTACCTAAATCTGAATCGGAATTGTTTCCTAAATTCATAGTACTATCCATGCCTGAACCAATTTTCGTGGTCCAACCAGCATCTTGTTCTTGGAAGTTGGTGATCTCTGAAGTAAGGTCCGCAGATCCTTCTTCTTGTATGGTACCTAGGGCACCAGATTGAGGCTCATAAATGATATGGTGAACCTCTGGGAATGCTTCCATACACTGACCGGTGAGTGGATCCCAAAAGTGTGAAGTTTGTAAGTCGTCACAAGACTTGTTGGTAAGAAAAAATGTGTTACTAATGCGTTTATTTACACGGGTACCAAGGTAGCATCATACCAAGGTCCTGTCTATGTATTTATTGGGCACTTTAAACCCTAGCCTAGAGAAGCTAAAACATTACGTTCCGTTACATATACAAAGCGTGAGGTTGTCTTATATACATCAAAAATGACAATTCTCCCGTAATCAATTATATACAATAGATTTTGGTTTCTTTTTAGTTACGACTACGATCTACATCGCATCCGGGACGGTTTAAGGACGCCGCCTGGGTATATTTACACTGCTACAGGAGTATAATCCAAGAAATCTGCACAAAACGCAGGAAATCGTGGTTCTCCGAAGCATTCAACAATAGTATATCCATATTCTGTACAAGTGATACCATAGACCGTCAAATCGGGTCTCAAAACTGATACCGCATTAGTATACTTAATTGCTTGGTGTTCTACTTCCTTCTTATACTTGGAAGCGCGACCTACCACTCGTTTGCATTCAATAACAAGGGCGACACCGTCGCGAATATATAACAAATCAATCTCTCCTAATGTACATAGACCTAGGGTAAAATTGCGACCTGAGGGTTTTCCCAAAAGTTCTACTGTTCTGTCTAATAATGTGTCCTCCTTGGCGACAGATTCAGGAGTAGAGGGAGGTTCAGTAATCTTGGACACAACTGAACTATCATCTCCAATGGAAAAGGAAAAACCAAGTGAATCGTGCTCTACAGATACAAAATCGAGCAAAAATTCAACAAGATAATCTCTTCTAGCTATAACTCGTTCACGCGAGTTAAGCTTAGGAGCGTTCTCCAACATAAAATTCAATCTCCGTAATACAACAGCAGGTTCATCTTTCAATTCTTGAAACCATGTTTCTAGAGCTTCGGGGGTAGACAAATGGTCTACTTCGATTTCTCCGGATTGTGGGGAATACTTGTCTTTCCAAGCTTCCACACGGTCTGCATATGTCATATCCAAGGCTGGAACAGGTAAGTTGGCTTTAGTGGCCACTTCCTTCATCTGCTCCAATCTTTTATTAAAGACTTGTGGTCCATGAAAGAACCATTCTCGTAATGCTCCATCAATGTTCATCGAACAAACTGACAGAGGTGAGACAACCTTAGACTTAATAATAGAGTGCAGGGACTTAAAAATGCTCTGTTCATCGAGCGCTCCTACGTAACACCCTAAATCTTCATCAAAACGGTCGTGTCTTTTCAAAAAATCAGCGGAATACCTTGTCATAAATTCGACAGGTTCTGACTCCTTATCTGGCATAGTAAACTTGATATCGTTTTTAGCGAAATACTTAGCCATCTGGATATGGTTGAATTCATCAAATCCTCTGCGTACGGAGCCCTTAGCATCGTCACCATATGTGCTGAGTGCACAAATATCACGGAAACGAGCATCTCTTCCTAAGTTTAATTGTTTCCCTGTTTCTGCGAGAGAAGCGGGAGAGTAAACGTCGAAAAAGGCTAGGCGGTGTAGCAATGAATTGACAATGCTGTTGACATACACAGTCATGTTCTGTCCGGAAGGGTTTGTTCCCATAAACCGGATAAGAGTACCATTGAAAGCGACAAGGGGCGTACATACATCGTGCGCAATGACTTTCATAATTTTCAGGTCAGTACTTGAATAGTTTCCTGACCAACTGGCAATCTCTAACATAACTGCGAAAGCAGAAAGGGTCATCTGTGCAGGCATGCGCAAGTCGTACTTGGCATAATCACCTGCAATGATTCTATCTTCTCCAAACTTAGCCATATGTTCGGATAATTCATTCCATTCATTACCATGACTGTTAATACCCACCGCACACTCTGAAAGGAGAGGATTGGTGGATAGAAAACGAGCCACAGGCAAGAAATACTTACGAATAAGAATCTGCAATGCGATAGGTGCTGCTTGGAATACACGCACCTTATCTTTGGTAATCTTCGTAGGTTCATCCTTGAGAGATGCACCGAAGATTTGGTTGAGCGACTCACCATGTTCAGCCTTCGCTGAAAGCTCTGCAACAAGATCCCAAATAGGTTGTTCAAATGTGCGAGGAGCTGCATTAGCTTCTGTTGGTGGTAAATCGATTAGGAAATTTTTCTTGGGGCTAGAAACGGGAAAGCCCATTGAAGTACTTCCATTCATGGAATCAATAAATCTCTTGCCATCAATTCCGGAGACAATCTCAATATCTGTCAACGGACGAATATCCTCATTCCATAGCTCACTTTGAGAAACATAAGCATCATGGAGATCAGACAAGTAGTCATCAATGGCGACCCCTACAAGAGCGGGATCAAAACCAATGGAAGGATCAGAACATACATCCAAGGATGCGAACCAGGGTTTCCAAGCCTGGTGATCTGTCTTTCCATCATTGCGAGTAATTGGATCAGTAAACTTAGGTGATCCCCAGATATTAGGAACTCCGGTAACTTCCTCGACAATGGCTGAGATGGGTGTTGCAATAACACTTGATTTCATAGTTGAACGTTCTTGAACCGAACCGTAAACTTCTACGGCTGCGTCACGGTCAATAAACTGAGTGGGACACTTGCTAGAAACCTTGGGATTGATAGGAACAGGCTTCCCTAAGATCTCATCAGCAATATCGGAGGCTTGAGGGCCTTCGATGTGTGTCTTGGACAATGCCAAAAGTTGACGCTTGGCATGCATAAGCTCCGCAGAGAGCAAAGCAACGCCACATCCCTTGGATGTATTAGTGACACCTCCAATGTGGAAACCTAAAATCGTAACACGAGCGGTTTCTGACAAAATGGGGGCCATGCACATACCTGCAAATGACTTCATACCTGTCAAATTGTAGTAACATCCGTTGAAGACATGAGGACCGTTAGATACGCCCTCAGTCAATTGCCATAAAATACGTGACTCAAAACGCTTTCCCTTAGCATCAAGTCCATGGACATTGGCTACCGTGGGATTACGGATATAACTCTCGTTGAAATACTCGGAAGTATCCTTGAGAGGGCCTGTATTAGGGACGTACACTAGAACGAGATCTGACGATCCAATCCTTTGTGTGAAATCCGGGTTGAGAATGAAACGAATAGTACGTGTGTTGAAAACGAACTTCGCCTCAATGGGTTCAGTGGGCAAAAAGTGATAAGGGATGAGTAAAATATTGGTAGAGACTGCAAAAGCTCCTGAGAACTTGTTGTTAATGAAAATCTGGCCTGTGCTTTTGCTTACACGATTGGCGGCACTAGTAGATGTCATATAACTTGTTGCTGACGGAGCAACTGGGGCAGGCATACTCTTCCATGGATTGACTTCCTTGTCACGTTCTTGAATCTCCTGAATAGATGAAGGATTAAGAGATCCTTGAACAGATAGTGATGAACGAAGAGCCTTGACAATTTGGGCTGCTGCGTACAACAAAGATAAAGAAGCAAAAATTCCGCATGCATATTTGACATGCTTGTCACGTGCAGATTTAAAAAGAAGTGGTAAAACTCCCCTGCGTTGGTGAATTTCGTTGAGATAAGCGTTTTTCTTAGCTTCCACAACTCCTGCGAAACAGATAAAAAAGTAAATTGTACATACAAATAAAACAAAAGAACATAAATAATAAGATACATAGGAGGTAAAAAACATACATAATAACGTAAACAAAGAGTAATTCATAATATAACGCTGAACAGACTGACCAATCCAGTCCTGTCCTGCATATAGGATTCCAGCTTTAACATATTCATTATCCATCCATTGCTCTGGAATATAGGACGTCCAAAGCGAAAAAGGGGACTCAGAAAATGCGGCAAAACCCTTGATCAGTGCTTCAACTGTAAAGTCTTCAACTTTCGTCTCAACTTTTAATTTCAGCTTACGAACTGTCAACGAGCTATCAGCTACCTTGTTAGAAATTGTGGTAGCGATGCGTTCACCGAAGTGAGGTTCCATCTCACATGTGCACGTCTTTTCTAAACGATTACATGATTGACAGATTTGGATGAGGTTAGCGGGATCCTTGAAAGAATCCACTATTGTGGATTGTTCGGAATCATGCTTCATGGCATTAGATACTACTAAATTGAGATAAGTGTAGATATCAATATCTTCGTGAAGGACTTCCCAACTGCTAAACGATTGCTTGCCGGGTCCATCTCCGATAGGCTTCTTGATTGTAACTAGCCAAATATCATGGACGGAATCTAGAGAACCGAACTTGTCGATTACTTTTTGAGAGTCTAACATATTGTCTGTCAAAAATTCAGGACGGACTTTAAGTTCGACGTGCATATGGGCACGACGAAGAATAGACATGGGGTTGTAGGAAGTGACACCGGCATGTAGGTGTTCAACGTTTGTGGTGATTGTTAAGCAACGGGGTTCGATAGTTATCTTACCCTTATTCGCAATATCAGCCATGATAGCTGCTTGACGAATATTGTTACAGATGGTAATAATCCAATCAGAAGGGGCTGATTCCCAAAAGTCGGACTTGGAATTACCAAAATCATCAATTTTAATGCCTGTAATATATGAGCGGTAGGTAGACATGTACTTCTCGTTTTCATTGAGAGTAACGATGTACTCCGGAGAGCTCGGGGCATTCACGGCTTTTAGAACAGCTGCCATGGTCATGTCCGCGAAGGTAGACTTACCTACACCGGATGATCCGAAGATCTTCACGGTATAAGGTGATTTACGAAGTCCACCATTGACACGTGTGGAGATGAAGTCAGCGCGAATTTTGGAAAGTGATTCCCATTTCTGCTGAACAATCTTCTTCTCTGTGCCGTTGGGCATGGTTTTGTAAAACATACTGAGCTTTTCAATGGTGTCGGACAAGTCTTTATCGAAATGAGACTCATCTTTGTCAGAGAATTTAGAGAGATTGCCATTGCGGACAAACTCCCACTCAGTTGTTAACTGGATGTACTTTTCTTCAAGTTGGACAATATCATTAGAAGAAAAAAGTAACGGTTTCAAAGAACCAGTAAGAAAGCACATATACGCGCCTTCAGCAAAATATGTGACTGTCTCGATTACGGCATCGATAAGGTCTACTGCTGAGGCTTGCTTCTGCATAGCTTCTACTGCGAAAACTTCGAAATTCCCTAACGAAAGGGAAAATTTGTCTGTGACGCCTAGAGTAACGAGGAGTGATAAAACTCTAGAAATCTTTGCAAATGAAGGGGAAGCTAGAAGTAACTTCCAATTGGTCATAGCAAGAGACATATCTGTAAGCCATTGAGGGCGTTCAGATGATTGAGGTGTCATATCTCCGAAGAGAGAAGAAGTGACATTTGTGAGTTGACTAATAAGACTCTGATGATTATGAGTCTTTGCGTATAAAGTCAGAATACTAATAAATCCGGTGGCATTGGTGGTGGAAGAAAGTGCGCCATACAAGGCTGCGAGACCTTCTATTTTAGACATAGCTGTTTCAGTAAGGTTTTTGCGTAAATGAGAGTAGATGTTAAACATCTGTGGGTACTGTAAAAAGCTTTGTGGTTGATAGTTTGTGATGCCGGCTTCGGATAATAAATTCTCCACCTGTTGGTGGATACTATGAGCAAATCGCTCTTGACTTGTTTCCTGGTGTGTTCCCTTGTTCTCCTCTTTAATTGTAATTGTCATAATTAAGTGTGAACAAGTCGGGGGGTTTTCATGTCAGGGGTTTGTATTCTATATTTACTAATTTGGTGTAATATTAATCATAATTTTTCAGAACTGTATTCTTCAGGTAGGGACTACTATAAAGGGACTGCTTACCAGGGCAGGCGAATCTTGATGGAAACGCGAAATGAAGTAGTGTCATCCTTGAAATACATGACTTTAATGATGCTATTGGTTATGCAATATGGGCTCGAGGGCCTTCAGAGGGGCTTGCTTAAAATTGTAGTGTGCGACAGTGACTGTATCTTGTGACAGTTTGTAACAATGTGCTACGTGATAAGTAGGTGCATGAAGGTTCGCCGAGTTACATCGGTCGGACTGAAATAAAAGACTATACAAAAAATGTTCAATAAGTATAGCAGGAAAAGACGGAAAGATTTATACATGGTAAAAATCTCGATAAAGCCGAATATATTCCTCGAAAGGGGTAGAAAATTGTATTTTGGTGAAGCGGTATACGACCGCTATGAGCCCTCGTAAGGGGCTAGATAAAGACAGTGGAATTTGTCAGTGGAATTAAGTTAAACATTTATTACTTGATTTATAATTGATAGACTAAGCGTGAATGTCTATAGTCGTTATACGACTATGGTGACATCGGTCTTAAAATCGTATAATTAGATAAATTAGTTGCGGCAGAGTGTTTGACTCTGC